CTCTGTCGCAGCTCCCATAGAAATAATGCCAAACACATTCTCGGTTCCTGCTCTAAGACCTCGTTCCTGACCGCCGCCAGTAATAATTGATTTTACAGGCACTCCATCTCTCACATACAAAATGCCAACCCCCTTCAGTGCATGAATCTTATGTCCTGATGCGGCAAGCATATCAATGTGCTGTTCATTTACATTCAGCGGAATATGACCATATGCCTGAACTGCGTCTGTCATGAAAAGTGTATGATATTCCTGACAAAGATCGCCAATATCCTCAATCAACTGAATAGAACCAATTTCATTATTCACTGCCATAATGGACACAAGACCAATCTGATCCTTATATTTTTCCATGACTCGATGCAGTTCCTCAATATCTACTCTGCCATCCTGATCAATAGGCATATAGATTACAGTAAATCCATCCTTCTCCAATTCCTTGCAAGTATTCAAAACGGCATGATGTTCGATTTCCGTAGTAACAATCATTGTCTTACCAATACTTTTCAGATACGGAGCAATACCACGCAGAGCCATATTATCTGACTCACTGCCGCCAGCAGTAAAATAAATCTCAGAAGGCTTTGCTCCGATAAAATCAGCAATGATTTTTCTTGCATTCTCAACCGCATCGTTTGCCTTACGACCAATATTATGCAAGCTACTTGGATTTCCATACTGCTCATATATAGCATCGTTGACCATATCCATCACAAAACGAAGCGGCTTTGTCGTACTTGCATTATCCAAATAAATCCTTGATTTCACCAGAACATTATTCGTAGCTTTTTCCATCATCGTACTCCTTCATATATTTCCAATATTCATTTCTGAATTTTCTCCTGCCATTTTCTACTCGCTGCTCAATCTCAGCGTCCGACAAATCAATCTCATTACTGCCATCATCATAAAATGCGCAGGGCTGTTCATCCTCGCATTGGTCATTCCAAATACAGGTTCGGCATGAGTGCCGATTGGTATTTTCGTTCATAAAATTCTCCTTTATGTAGTTTCATATTTTGTCCTCCGATACTTGTATTTCTGGTTATTAGTCAAAAAGAAAAGAAATAAAATCACTTTCATCCATTTCTTTGCCATTATATCTCTGAGTAGAAGAAACATACAAAACCTTTTCTGCTCTTGTAATAGCCACATACATTAAGCGTTTTTCCTCGTCTGGATTTTGATTTTTCCCATGCGGCAGAATACCTTGATTAACCCCTGCCACAAACACAATAGGAAACTCCAATCCTTTGGATTTATGAATGGTCATAAGCTGAACAGAATTCGGATCAATTTTCTTTTCCTTGGCGAACTTCATCATAAAGGAAACAAAACGCTTTACATCCTTATAGTTCGATGCCATGCTCTGCAAAGTATTCAAGTTTTCAACTTTGCTATCATCATTCTCGCTCAAATCTTTAGACACATAAGAATCCAAATCAAGAATTTCTCGCAGATCAGCAATCATATCTGCTACGGTTTTATAATGGTTTCCACTGAGTTGCTTAACAGTGCCATAAATTGAATTAGCACTCTTATATCTCCAATTCGTTTTAATCACTCTTGACATGGCGCAAAACAAAGAGATTTTTTCTTTTCTGGCAGCTCGTTTTACCTCTTGCAAAAACTGACTTCCCAAAAAACGATTAGGACGATTATAAATATATTCAAATGCCTCGTCATCGTTAATATCGCATACCAGACGCAAATAAGAAAGGACAATCTTGATTTCCTTGCGATCTGAAAATGACAAACCATCTACAACAGTATATGGAATTTCACTGCGATACAAAGCCGTTTCAAAATACTGAAGCTGGGCATTTGTTCTGGTAAGCACAGCTATATCATTGTAACGATACCCCGCCTCTACCAGTTCTTTTACTCTCTTAGAAATTTCAGCCGCCTCCGTGGTTTCATCAGTGAACCGATCATAATGAGGCTCTTCAAATTCTCCCTTGTCTGCAACGCTCTCCACATAATGAATATGACCAGACTCAGGAATATACTCTGCGAAATGATTGGCAGCACGAACAATATTCAAACTGCTTCGATAATTTTTATTCAGTTGAATTGTTTTTGCATCAGGCCATTCCTGATCAAACTCCAATACAAACCGATTATCTGAACCTCTCCACTGAAAAATGTTCTGCAAAGGATCATCCACTACGAAAACATTCTTGTGCTTTGCACCAATCAATTTCAAAATTTCATACTGTACTGCATTCGTATCTTGCATCTCGTCTGCCAGAATAAATTGGTATTTATCCTGACAATAAGCCAATCCTTTTTCATTGCTAACCAGTATCTCATAGCACTTGGTAAGCATATCATCAAAATCTAACTGGTTATGTGCGCTTTTGTAATCCTCGTATTTCTTATAAAATTTCCCGAACTTTTCTCTCGTATCTGGCTTTTTCATCTGATTTTTCTGCACAGAAATGTAATGCAGAATTTCCGCTACTTCCTCACCATCGACTTCTTTGGTTCGATAAACAGACTGCATAATCTCTTCGATAATCTTGACCTTTTTCCAATCGGCATCCAAAATTTCAAATTGCTCTCTTGTAAACTGTCGAACAATTCTATATCCAAAAGAATGGAATGTTTCAATGTTAATGAAATTTACATACTCAGGAATCATTTTAGTCAGACGCTCGATCATATTCTCTTTTGCCTTTTTGCTAAATGTAATTGCTAAAATCTTTCCCGGCTCTACATCATATTCCTCAATCAACTTTACAATTCGATTTACAAGAACCCTTGTTTTGCCACTCCCTGCGGAAGCGATCACATTACAACAGCCCCTATAAAAATCAACCGCCTCTTGCTGTACTTTGCTTAATTCCATAATCGACCTCACTTATTCGTCTACATATACGATATGAAAACCGTACTTCTCTTGCGCTTTTTCTTGATAAGATTTCTTACTTGCTGACGGCAACTTATCTCTTACATCCTCTGCGGCAGGATTTAGTGTCAAATCGGAAAGATGCTTAAAATGCTCAATGTAATTGTCGCATAGCTGCTTTTTCTCGGCTCGATTCTCAGCATTGGTATCCAGAATATATTTTAGAGCCATACCGATTTCTTTTCGCCGCTGGGGGATAGTCATATCCGAAAAACTTTTCAGCGTTTCTTTACACCTTGCCGTATCGACTTTCCACAATTCAAATGCTCTACATACGAACCAAATTCCATGCTTTTGCAATAATGCAGATAATTCAGAATTGTACCTCGCCGCCTTTTTACCATACCACTTTTCACTATTTGTTCGAATGCCAGCTTTACGGCTGGCGATCTCGTCTAATTCGGAATACAATTTCATTTCCTCTTTAGTCGCAATACGAACCTCACCCTTTTTTACATAAATCTCTGTACCTTCTACATCAACTCGCTCTGGCATTGTACCGATCATATGAGTTTCATTGTAAATTACACAGTTCATGCTTGCCAGATATTTAATGCACTGCCGAATATAATCATCAATGCGATTATCTGCCTTATTGAAATACTCAGATACAATCTGAAGGGGGATACCCATATCAGTATTGACCGCCTCCTGATTGAACTTCATCATGTTATAATTTCCAGTGATCAGAGAAACATCGGCAGCTATATCCATAGAGGTTATCACTGCTCTGCGATTCTTTTTATCATCGCCGTATAAAACACGGTAAAGCATCAGCGGCGCAAGATACTGATAAATCCCCTTATGAATTTTCGCATCACTCAAAGTCTTTGGATAAGAAAAAACCTCTGTGACTACATATTTCTTCTTCTCAGCATCAAACTCATAATCACAATATCTTGCCAAAGTATCAAGGAACATACTCCGATGTTTGCCACTGGCGAATTTCTCTTTTCTGTGATATGACTTCTTTTGAGCATCAGTACATATCTTGTCAACCAGCGTCACTTCGTTATATTCTCCCTTTTTCAACCTGACCAGATTTTCACTAATTTCAATCATCTCCTTCAATTTTGGTAAGTTGCCCTCCAACTGAAAACGCTTGAAACGCCCATATTTATGCTTGTTTCAAAGGTTTTGCCTATGTACCAAAATCCCATAATAATATATATACTTATTATGGCAAAATGGTACACACAGAAATCCCGCCAAAACACCATTGAATTGGACTTTTTAGCCGTTTTTTAAAAAGAGCAAAAATACAAAATCCCACAAACATGGTCATTTATATTCATGAGTATTGCCGTAGGCAATGCGAATGACAGTGAAGGCAACCAGCCGTAGGCTGTGTTGTCAAGCTGCAAATCATCCTCCCGCCTCAAAGAGCATTCGCCTCTACAAAATCATCCATCTCGGACTGACTGCGCCCTATATAGTGATAGGTAGTTTTTACATTACTGTGCTTCAAAAGCTGAGATACCATTACCTCGTCCTCAGTATTGGTACTATTAGTAATAATATGATAGGGCATTGTCTTGCGCAGCGAATGAGTTCCAATCCGCATATCAATTCCCAACGCCTCGACTGTACGCTGAAGCATTCGCCGCATCCCATCCACACTCATATGTTCATCATGGTTATTTAGTTTCGGGAACAACCAGTCAGACATACGGTATTCTTTCAAAGTATCAAAATACAGTTTTAATGCTTCTACTGTCTTGCTGTTCAGCAGGATCATAGAACGCTTACCAGTCTTTTGTTCGTGATCAAAGATAACATGAGTTTTAAAAGTACCATCTGCATTTAACACATCTCGAACTCGCAGCTCAACAATATCTCCGCATCGTCTGGCTACATTCAAAGATAAGACGAAGTACGCATAGTTTCTGATACGAGTATTACCGTGTCCCTTTGTAGTAAGGAAATACTGTTTAATGCGCTCAATATCATCCAGTGAACGAATAGGTTCTACAGGAGTTTTGTTCCGATGATCACTCTCAATATATTCCTGATCTACAATAGGAGCCGCCACACTCATGGTCTTATTCTTTTGCTTTTCCAGTGCTTTTTCCAGCCAAGGCGCAATCTCAATTACGCAGCTTCCATCTACTTGATATTTTGTCATCGTGATCTACTCCTTATTTTCTTGCATATCTTGTTATCTGCTCTGTGAATGAAAATCCCATAAACTAAAGGATTTCCGCACTATTATTGTACCAAATTTCAAGTCATATGTCAATAGGTTTCTTGCATTTCCTGTTATTTATTTTTGTAAATAATTTGTGATCATCGAATGAACAAATCGAGAATGACCATAGTTATGGGGATTTCAGAAGTTTGACTGGTTTGGTATGAGAGCTGCTGGACTGGATTTTGGCGTCAAAGGATAGGGCAATATTGCGATAATTATGGGGACTTTACGATGCACTTCCCGATCAATCGTTTTGAAAAATGCTCTGCGTAGTTTGAGCAGATGTACTCTGGCTGCTGGACAAAAACAAAAACCGCAAAAAGTGGAAAGTACCGCCCTTCATGATCAATAAAACGGCGGCGGCGTATATCTTCCCTTGTTTATGGGCGTTTTGTTCGCCTTACACCAAAAACCGAACAAAACAAAAGCCCGAACAAATGCGGATATAAAGCCCGATCCGCTTCAGGTTTAACCAGTAACACGCAAGGCGCAGCCGATCCCACTATAAACGCAAGGCGGCGCAGCTCTTTTATTTTTCGCCGTATTCAATCGACAAAAGCCGCATATTTTAAAGCGGTCACTAACTCAAAATATAGTATAGTCAAATTGCACAAAACAGCGCAATAAAAAGCCCTGTATTTTTACATTCAATTTTACAATTTGTTCTTGCATTTCTGGTTATTATATGCTATACTATAATCACAAAAGGAAAACAAAAGGAGATCAAACAAATGGGATATTTCGAAATTAAAAACGCAATGCAAGCCGCCGCAGCGCAGCAAACAAAATATAATAAAGCCGCTTGCAATGGGATCATGAATGCAATTTTTAATTACTATATGGTAACTATTAATTATTATGCTGAAGATTGCATTAATACATTTAACCGTTTTTTAAATACTGGTATTCTTTCCTTCAGCAAATAACAATAAATGCAAGTAACAACGGAAGGAGCGGAAACAATGCAAAATGTTTATATCATGTATGAAAACGGTGTAAAACTTCATCATTCAAAAAGCCTTGAAAAGCTGATCAATTACACGACAAAAACCAAAAACGCAAAAATTTATTATAACGGCGTTTTGATATGGGTACAGAATACCGCAGCTTATTACAACGGCGAACAATAACCAGAAATAAAAGAACAACGGAAAACGGAACAACGGACAAATAAAAAGGAGTGTAAAAACCATGTTAAGAACTAACAGCAAAAAAGTTATTGAGAAAGTACGCAAATATATTATTGACGGCGTTGATCATGAATACTTCGAACTTGAAGCCGATCCCGATTTTAACACGGCTTGCAAACTGATTTTGACGGCTTGCGAAAATGAAAAGAGATACAGCCGCAGCCGCTCAGGTTTTGAAACCTTTAAAGACTGGGCGCAAGGTTTGCCTTCCGCATTTAATACCATGTATTACTATAATGTTTCGGCTGTTGATATGCTGGGCGCATGGCTTGAAGAAACCGAAAGCGAAAAAGCAAAATACAGTGAATGTCAAGCCGAAGAAATGATCACAAAATTGATTTATAGGGAATTGACGAAAGGAGCGGCGAAAGTATGAAAACCATTAAACAAAAAGAGATCAAAAACCTTGTAAAGCTGGGCGCAGCCGTTGACATTACCGCCGAAGAAGGCAGCTTGACCAGATACAGACGGCTTGACCCTGTTGCCGTTAGCCGTGGCAAATATGGCATGAATGGCGGTTTACTGAAGGACAACCAGACAGGCGAACTATACGCAATTACAGCCCGAAGCAGCGCATTGTTTTATTACTTTTAAAGGAGTGCTTACAATGGTATATTACAGGATCAAAAAAGAGTTTGACCAGAAACGGCGCAAGGACGGACAAATATATATTGCAAATGAACTTTACACGGCGCACGAAAAAAGCCGCTTGCATATTCCTGAAGAATATCTTGAAGCCGTGAATATTAGCCGAAAGAAAGTATACTTTGCATTTGGCGCAAGGTTTGCCGCCTGAAGGGAGATCAATAAAATGGAGATTACAAAAGCCTGTTACAGCGTTTCTAAACTGAGAGCCGCCGCCGATATGGTGAAGGCTATTAATTGGAGCGTAAAACGCAAAAACGAACACTTCGCAAAATATATAGAGATTGCGA